GCACAAATTTAGATACAACTCTACTTAGATTTGTATCGTAATAAACTTTTTTAAATGTTGATCCTGCTAATGGTAAATGAAATAACATAGAATCGAACTCAGGTTCGTATTCTTTCATTTGATCCATTATTAAATAATTCATGTAATCTTTTACACGTTGTGATTGTTGTTCTGTTGCTGGAGTCTTAGCTCCTATCACTTGTGTTCTGACTGGTCCGTCAGCTGGTAATAATTCTTTGTATGCTTGTGCTTGGAACTGTGTAACTGCTTCTGCTAATACAGGGTGAGTTGCACCACTAGCTCCTTGAAATGGTTCTGATCTATTTTCGTATTTAAATCCTAAAAGATCTAAGCCTTGTGTGTATGATTGCTCCCATTCTTTTCTTGATGATTTATAATCCATGTAATTATTAACCATGTCACCACCAATAGGTGATAAAACATCATCTGGTAAAATATCTGCTAGATTATCAAAATGTGATTCTGTACCCGGTATGTTTATAGCTCCCGGTTCAAAGTCAATCGTTGCGCCACCATCTTCTTCGGGTGTAACTTCTACTGGTCCTTTATCTGTAATTTCTTCCTCAACACTAATATCCATTTGCTCTTCGTTAGGAAGCTCAACTTGTTTTCTTGTGTTAGGGAGTCCTTTATCTATATCTGCCATTTATACTCCTATGTTCTCTTAACACGATTATATACATAAGGCAACCCTTGTGGTTGCGGTCCTGATTCTGGTGCTGCACCTGACTTATCTCCACCCGATAAACCTGCAATACCGCCTGATGCAAATCTTGGATTAAAATTTTCATACCTTGAAGATGTAGGTTCTGTTAAATTAGACATATCTAAATCAATAGGCACACCTGCATGACCTTGTGCTCCATAAATTTGTTCTGCACCAAACATATTATCACTAGCTAATTCATCAATACTATAACCTGCTTGTAATGCTTTTTTCATACCAAGAAGTTCTTCTGCATTTAAATTATTTTCTTTTGCATAATCTATTAAAAGTTGATCATCATAATTCATATATTTAATATCTTTTCTAACTTCTGGTTTTTGCATAAAATCTCTCATATTAGGAAACATATTAGTATCAATAATTTTTTCTGGAGCTTTTAATTGTTCAATATTATAAATATCATCATCCATTGCCATATCTTTAGATAATTTTTTCATTTTTGTTAATGGTGAATCAGATGTTCTTATATCTGTAGCTTCGTCTTGCATTCTTTTGGCATAAATCATTTCTGCACTAGGTCTTTTAAAATCATTTACTTTAGTTTCTTGTTTTTTAATTAATTTATTCATATTACTTATGTCTTTAGACAAATCACCAATTTCATCAAAAGCCCCACCATCACCAGATAAATTTTCAAAACTTTCTTTTTGTTTATTTAAACTATCTAATTTATTTATTTCTTTTTTATAATTATTAACTCGTTCTATAACGTTTGCAGAATTTAAATCTAATAATCTTTCATTCATAGATCGTTCAGCTAACTTTGTTTGATCTCCAGGTAAAAAATAATCAGACGCTCTTAGTAAAGACTCTTTTAAATTATCACCTAGACCCATTCTAATTAATGACTCACCTGTTACAAAAATAGCTTCGGGTATAATTCCATACTTTGTAATATTTCTTCCTGTTCTTAATAATTTTTCAAAATTTTTAGCTTGAGCAGGTGTTTTAAGTTTGTTTTCATTAATAGCTTTAAGTCCTTTTGTAAAACATGTAGTTCCAGTATTGTATCCAATACGCCCACCACTAGCTTTAGGATCACAACCAATAGCTTCTATTAATTCTTTGTCTAATTCTGCAATTTTTTTAAATGTTCCTTTTGGAATTACAGCACCAGCTTCTTTTGCTTTTTTAACAGCACTTGTTAAATCTAATTCTTTACCAAAAAATCTGTCTCTTGTTACCATTGATGGTGAAGACTGTATATTTAGTTTTTCTAAATCTTTTTTAAAAACATTAAATGCTTTCTTTTTATTTTTTAATGGTGCGTTTGAATTAGAAGCTTTTGCCCAAGAGTTTTCAAAATCAGTTCTAATTTTAAATTCTTTTACGTTATCATCATAAAAAGCTAAACTTACTTTTAAAGGATTATTGTGTCTACCAAAATCATGTTGAATAGTAAACGCGTTTGAACTCATACCAGTATTGTATCCTGGTATTAATGCTTCATTAATAATGTTTCTTAAACCTGAGTCATTAATAAAATATTTTTGTCTATATGGTTTTATCACTTGATTAAAGTTTCTAATGTTAAAAGATGCAGCGTTTTTATTAATGTAATTTTTAAATGTGTTAAAAGTAAATGTTTTATTAGTTCTGTTATCTCTAATTTTTATTTTGCTACTATAAAAATCTTTAGAATTCATAGATTTATTATAACCCGATGCAATACTAAACCTACCTTCACCAGGGTTTTCTTTTGCAGTTTTAACAATATCTTTCCAAAGAGCTTCTTCTGCTTTTGTAGCCGGTGGATCCATACCTTTAAGTTGATATTCTTTTGCTTTTGCTTTTACTCTTTGTTCTTTAATTTTAGCTCTACCTTCCTCGGTAGATTTCATTTCATAATATCTTTCATTCATTTTTTTACGTCTCTGTGCCTTAGATTCCTCACTTCTACCTTTTGCAGGTTCTTTTTGAAAAGAACCAGAAAGCCCATACGATCTTAATCTGTCAGCAATTATATTTTTAGTAAATTTTTTTCCATCTTTGGTTTTAAATTTTTTAAGTAACTCAACAACTTCATTAAATGTTTTATCTGTGTTTTCATTTACTAATGTAATAAAACCATCTTTACTCAACATATTTTTTTTAAGCTTGCCACCAGGGACTCCACCATAACCTCCTGTTGTATGTCCTTGAACAATGTTTGATCTTTCAAATTGTTTTAATGATCTCCAAAGTTCTATACCTTTTTTACCTTTATACTTTGGTTTGTCGCTATAAACTTGTTCAGCTATTAATAATTCTTTTTTTGTTGGATTACCTGCACTTAAAGGTATTCGTCCACCATCAGCTTTTTCTACAGGATTACGTTTCATAAAAGCATTAATAGCTTCCATTGTGTCAACGTCTGGTCTTTTTGCTGGTTGATCTATTTCAGATGCAAGTTTTAGTTGACCTGATTTAAAAAGTTTTTGTGCTTCTGGATTATTGTCAAAGACAGCAGAAGCAAATTTAATTCTATTAAATAAATTCATTATTCGCCTAACATGTAAGCAACGCCACCAGCGTTATTTTTCTTACGACCTTTAGGATCAAAGTTATCTAACTCTAAAGTTTGTTCTAATTTTTTAGCATCACCTGGTGATGTTTCTTTCATAAATCTTGCAAACTCTTCTGCAACCGCTGGATCAGATATATTTATCGTACCTGTTTTTTCTATGCCTTCCAAAGTTTTAGTAGGCTTACTTGCTTTTTTCATTTTTAATGCTTTAGCTTGAGCAGACATCATTGGACTAATGACTGCATCATAGATATCTAATCGTGTCATGGAATCTAAATCGTCATAAAGTTTGTTATTAAAAATTTTAGGATTTAATTCAACTAAAGACTCAGCTGCCATAGTTGCATCATATTTAACATCACCTGTTGGGAATATATTATCTATTGCTTGATTAACTTTCTTTTTATTTTTTAATAGTTGCGCAAGTTTAACAAATTTTCCTGCTGCTAAACCAACACGTCCGCCTGTTGCATAGTCATCGTAATCACTGCCATCATAATCACCTTGTCTTCTAATTATAGCATCTGACTGAGCTTCAGGATCGTTTGTTATATTATCAGCTTTGTCTTTTCTTTTTTTATTTTGTACAATTTCTTTCATTGTAGGTTTTTCACCTGTTGCATATTCTTTTAATTTAGATACATCTGAATCAAGATCACTGATACTTGAACCACCAACCTGACCTGACTCTGCTGTAGAAAATTCTGCTGCAGGGTTTGGATCACCTTCATCAGGTAATGGTTTTTTATATTCCATCGTAGCTGTATCACCAAACACGTTCTGTTCACTTTCATACTCAACTCTTACAGCGCCTTGGTCTGTGTCTTGTGTAACTCTTACAGCAGTACCATCTCCAAAATCTTTTGAATGAATAGTTTGTCTTTCACCTGTTGCAAATTTTGCAGTAACATCATCACCTTCAAGAATAACTTTGTTAACTAAAGCATCAAACCATTCTGGTTTACCTGCAACCTCTGCAGTTTTAATTACAGGAACTTTAGTTACAGTCTTTCCTACTTTTGCTACTTTAAAAAATTTACCAACAATAGGTATTGCTGCAAGTCCACCCATTATTTTTAAAAA